GCTGGCTTGCACCGCCTAGCCTTAATTGCGCACCTTGCAAGCCTGCTTGCTGATTGGCAATGTCGGCTGCTGATCTGCGGCCAATGTCGGCCTGCTGCATGGCCATTGCCTGGTTGAATGCTTGCTCGTTGAGTTGAGTGCCAAGTGTGGCGGCTTGCTTGGCAAACCCTTGGTTTGTCAGAGCCTCGGCCACACCTTGGCGTGATCCACCAAAAGCACGGGCTTGTGTGGCACGTTCACCAGTCTGCTGAATGGCAGCGCGTCTTGCTGATTCCAGATCAGCCAATGCATTGGTGCGCACAGCTGATGTATATGGATTCATGTAAGAGCCAATAGAGCCTGGGCCAGTCAATCCCAAATTAGTCTGCTGTGCTGAAATCTGTGCAGGCTGGTATACGCCACCATAAGCAGCCATTTGGGCTGCCAAGTCTGTGCCAGTAATGCCTGGGCCAGCGAGGCCGGTGTTAACCAGAGCCTCCTCGCCTGCCATATACATTGGGTTGTAGCCAGCAAACTGCTGGACCGGCAAAGCGCCAGCGACCCCTTGGGCCTGCTGAAAGTTGGCTAAGAATGCTTCTTTGATTTGAGGATCAATCGAGCTTGTTGAGGTTGTTGTTCCACCTTTTGACATATTGCCACCTTATCCGAGTAAAGATTTCATTTTCTTGGCAGACACTTTGCCTTCATTGATCATGTCCAGAAGACCGCGGCCATACTTGTTGACTGAAGACTTCTTGATCACATATTCGCCACGGGTTAACAAGCCAGCGCCATCATCTGGACCAGGTGGGTTGGGGCCAAATAGTCCATCAACAATGCCGCCTTTATTGTAAATTCCACTAACGCTTTCGCCAGTTTCACCAGAGACACTGACAGATTCACCAGTGACAGCAGCAGCAGCATTTGCGGCTGCCACTGCATCATTGATTGATTCTTGGGATACTCCCGTATCCGCAGAAGTGCCACCAACTTCCACTACATTTCCACCTCGTGCAGCGACATCAGCTTTTGCTGCTGCGTTTGTAAGAAGTCGGTCATACAGCCCTGGGTCATATCCACCCATTGGTGTATTAACAGGCATATTTGCATAGGGGTTAGAAAATGGCCGCATCTGGCCCATGACTTGGGCGTATGGAGAACCAGTGCCACCGACCACATTGGGGTTGTATTGAGCGCCAATTGGGATTGATGTGTAATTTTGAAAGTTCTGGCCAAATGTGCCTACACCGCCCAAACCACCAAGGCCGCCAGTATTGCCCCCTGGGACTCCACCTGGGACTCCCCCTGGGCCAGTACCGCCTTCAGAATAAAACTTTCCACCAGCGTTGTTTGTAATCCAATTCATATCAGCATCAGTCAATCCAAATTTGGATTGCATATCCCCTGCTGTGAATTTATTGGCAGCTGTCAGACGATTAAATTCGGCAATGTTGCCTGATCTATATGCGTTATATAACGCTTCTTCTGCTGCTGTATATGTTCTGTTCTGGCCAATTCCACTGTTAATTGCACCCCTAATCCCACTAAAAATTCCACCCGTAGTGTCGCGAGCAAGATTTGTTGCAGCTGTTTGTGTTGTTTGGCCAGTAGGAGTTAGCAAGCCTGCTTGCCTATCAATTCCCTCTAGTCTTGCTTTTTCTACAGACCACAATCTGTCAGCTTCAGCCTTTTGTGCTGGCGTTGCAATTGCATTGAATGCTTGTGATGCAGAGTCTGTTCCACCCATAGCACGTAATTCACCTAAACTTTGTAATGCTCTTGGGTTGTTAATGTCAAAGCCCGGTGAATATGCAGTTAGCGCCACTGGCCTGCCACTGGCATCTTGCACATATTGACCTGGTCTGGTTGTATCCACTCTGGCCATGTTCTGGGCAGAGTATGGGTTTGCCGCATTGGCCGCATCTACCACCATTTGTGGCGATACTTGACCAGGTCGAGAAGTAGCAATGTAATCGGCAGCGTCATACTGACCTTGAGCATTAAAGCCAGGGATCGTGTCGTATGCAGCATTGAGTTGTGCATCAGTCAAACCATAGGTGGCTTTGGCATAAGCATTTAAATCAGCCTGAGATGTCTGAGGCCGTGCAGCTAATTCGGCTGCTAAAGCAGCATTGATTTGTTCTTGCGTGTACTTTGCAGTTGCCATATTTATCCCCTAAAGTTCCTTTGCCATTACAGACCATTGTGGACTGTAACCTTCGTCTTTCAAAAATGTCTTTGCCCAGCCTCTTCGGCCTGCCAAAGTCACCCTGGTGCAGCCAACAGACTTGCCCCAGGATTCGATCAATGGTCGCATCCGTGAGAGTTCATCTAGGTCGCCACCAGCCAGAAAATAATGCAAATTCTTTAGCCTGGGATAGACAATGATCTCTGTCAATACCACCGAGTCTTTGGCTGGCCACAGCTGTAATCTGTGATCTTCGACCATCTCAGCGACATCGTCAAAATTGTGTGTGCCTCCACTGTATTCTAAAGCAGCCTCCACATGGTGGCGCAGCCTTTCCAAATGTTCTTGGTCGCTCATCGCTTTCCAGACGGGATGGCCTCAAGCCTCATCACCCCAATGCGCCAGTCGGCCAAAGTGTTGCCAGTCACCTTCACATTGACTTGTCGGCCAGAGAACCGGACTGAAGTCGGGTTGGCTGCCGTGTATGGTCCAAATGTGGATTGTGTGCCTGTGGGATAGTTTCTCGTTTTAAATGAAACCACCGCCTCACCCAGTGTCTGCTCATCGGGAATGACTTGGCGCACAGACATGATGTTGTCGCCATTGCCCAGTTGGACTGGGCCAGACTCGGCATAAAGGCTGGCGCTGTCATAGGCAAACCCGACTTCATGCTCATAGACAAAGCCATCAGTTGAAACCATCAAAGGATTGGCAAACACTCCAGAATCAGCACCAGCAGTTCTGGCCAATAATCCTATGTTCCAGTGGTTTTCTCGATAGTTGAAAGTGACATAACTGTCATTTTCTGTGCTTCCATTGCTTGGGTAATACCACCAGATTTCACCATATTTGCTATTGTGGACCGCATAGACCTTGGATGCCTGATTAAAGTTCAAATTGCCAAAGACATAGTCAGACACATCACTTGGCAGTGGTTTGACATAGCCGTCATATATCCAAAAGCCTGCCTTGCTCATCCAAATGGCTGCCGTATCAATGGCCGCCACCGCTTGGGCTGAAATGAGGCCGCAGCCTGATCCGGCCTTTTCAAAACCATAAACAAATGGCGCGCCAACATACTGGGCCGTGTGAACATCCACATCTGTAAAGAGTAGGTTTACACCCTTGACCCTTTTGCCAGCGATCAATGTGCCAGGCGTGGCCAGCTCATAGTCACCGGCCAGATTGTCGCCTGCCGGTGTCCACTGGGTATTGTTCTCTTGGTCGCACCACTGCACCTTGCGGGGATTACCACCAGCGCCAAGAGCAAACAGAATGCGCTCTTGCGTGACCAGTAGTGCTTTGTTGCCAGTAGGTGCGTTGGCAATGGCCGCTGCAAGGGTTGGCGTTGTAAAGCCTAATTGCCACTCATACAGCTTGCCATCTGCATCGGAGCAAGCCACCAAATACTCGCCCCAGGTGTCTAGGGACCATGTGGTGGCTGGGGCGCTCACTCCAGTATCTGGTCGTGGAGTTCCATAGGCTAATGAGCCATAAGTGCTGTATCCATAGCCTGTCGTAGACAATGCATTAGCAATACCGGCTGTGAAGCCAGTTGGCGTGATTTCTTTGAGTGTGCCAGCCTCGTTCATCGCATACAGTTTGGTATGCGTACCGGCTGCAATGAATCGATTTGCACTGTTATCGCGCCAAGTGATAAATCCGCGGCACAGACCAGACATCTGGCCAGTTGCACGTTTTCTCCAGCCACCCATGGGGCGCAAAGTGTTCTCGTACCAGCGCACCAGATTTGCGTCATACCAGCGGCCTGCTGATTGGTATTCAGTGCCGTTTCTGTAAATGCCTGGTGGTAATTTGATTGGTATGTACATGGCAGTGCTTATTTAATGTTTGAGACAAAGCTCATTGTGACAATGGCTGATGGGACTGCTGGCCGTGTAGGACTGGTGCTTGTCCCAAAATGCTCTATGCTTACGCCAGTATTTTCAGTTCTCCACATAATTTCAACGTAATCGTTTGAATTCATGCTTACAAAAAAGTTCAATGCAGCAATGATATGACTTGGGTCGCCAGAACCTTTTCTTGCTACCAAGTGAAATCTGCTGTTTGAATTGGCAATATTTGTCCCATTTTTGCGAAACCAGATATCCACATCTTGACCATCGTTTGTGGTGTTTTTTAGTTGAATGGAAAACTGCAAGTTCCAGATTCCGGCATCGGCCACAGTGATTCTTGACCCGCTGGCCATTGTCACACCATTAGCAAAGTCTGTGGTGTTGAATGTGACCGCATAGGCCGTGGTGGTGTTGGCAGCCACTTGGTCGGTCGAGTCTTGAAAAGCCCCATGGGGGGTATTCATAAACCGACCGCCTCTTGGTCCAAACAAAGACCCCAGCACAAATGACAGTTTTTTGAAGTAAACAGTCAATGCGCCATTGTTTTCGTTGAAATGCCTGCGCTCATAGGTCTCGGTCGGATAACCGAGTCCTGGTGGAGTGGGATTCTCAAGTTGTTGTGTTTGACTGGCCATGGCTCAATTTTGCCACCTTATGCCATGTCTAAACCAGCGGCCTTGACTTCTGCGACCCGTCTTGCCCATCCCTTGCCAAAGGTTGGCCAAGTGGGCAGATCGTGCAAAAAAGACAAGCGCCTGTCGTTGTAGGCGCTGACCAGTTCATTGGCATCCATACTGGCCACGGCCTGCAAGGTCTTGGGGCCAATGCCGCCATCAGGCTCCACGCCCACAGCTGCTTGCAGCCACTTGGCAGCCCTGCCTGGTCCAGAGTTAATCGCTGCATCAAAGACGCAATAATCGACACCGGCAGGCAGATCATCGCCCTTGACCTTGTCCCAGTATTTGGCTTTGTACATGGGGCCGACAATCTCTGGGGTCAGGCCGCGCATGGTCTTCTCATCGACCTCATGGCCCACCCACTCTTCCCAGACCCGTTTGGTCACGCCAAGGTTGGTCATACCACCAGGATCAGCTGGGTGGTTGACATAGCCACCTTCATGGTGCAAGACAGATTTCAAGCAAGATTCAAAGTTTTCTTTCATTTTTTGCCTTTCATGTCAGCAAGTTTTTCTACAGTGCGACCACCAAAGTAAGCCAAGAAAATAATCTGCCCCCACTGGCCCAGCAAATTGACGTAGCTCTCTTGCGCGTTATAGCCAAATGCCGACATCATGGTGAACACAAAATAGGCCACAAAGATGGCTATAAGGGCCATGGGCCGAATGTTCTTTGACAGCCAAGAGTCAGACCCCATATCGGCTGTCCATCGGTCTGTGATGCCTGTCTGCTCCACCTCAAAGAGCTTGGTCTCGTTGGCCATCTTTGCCAGCTCACCATCTTGGACCATCTTGGCCAGTTCAAACTGGGCCTTTGCTTTGGCCTCTGGGTCTGGAATAAGTTTGTCGATGAGCTTGCCACCAACTTGTAAGAGCGCATCTAGTCCGATCATTATTAGTCCTTATACAAAAATCTGGAATCGTCTTCTATCCTCAAACATACCAAGCTCAATCGTGTTCTGCCTGGCGCGTTTATCGTAAAGCTCCACCTCCATCTCATGGGTGGCTTTTTCTATTTTATTGGCCTTGAGTGCTTGTTTGTATTCCTCTTGAACGCGCTCCACGGCCTGGTCAAATGCCGCCTGCTTGACATCATATTGCTTGGGTAAAACCATGGGATACCATTTGTCCAGTGTGATCATTTCTTGTCCTCCCGTTCTCTGGCCTTGGCAAAGTAGTACAGCAATTTCCCACGCAATTCTGCTGAGTCAGCCACCCCTGCCCACATGGCCAGGTTGTTCCATATAACCAGCAGCTGCTCTGGTGAGCAATTATTGCCATTGGTTGTCAGCCACATGGACAGCTGCGTGTGTCGCAGCGTTGGTTCATGTATTGAACTCACCCCATAAAAATCCGAAACAATGCATTGCTTCTGCTGCGCTGCTACCAGCATTGCAGTTGAGAGCAATGCCAGTGCTAGCCATCTCATTCGTCAGCCATGTCGCTTGATGCAAGGTTAATGCGGGTCTTCAATGCACCAATGTCCTCGGGCTTGTCTTTGAAGCCAATGGCAATGTACCCCGCAAAATTGCCAGGGTCCGGTGGGATTGAGCCTCGGCACATGAATTTAACACCCTGCTTGACACCCCACTCCCCCACTTTAGAAGACGGGTTAAATTCTTCGCACAGCACCTCATTATTTAACATGGCCACCATGGCCGCGTTGCGGTCAGCACTTGCGTTAAAAAGGCTTGTGACAGTCCCCTCAATGGCTTTTTCCCTTGTGCCATCGGCATTGAGCGCCAGCACAGTGGTGCGGCTGTTTGTCGTCAAGTTGGCCTTATGGATCAGCAAGACAATTCCATCCACATCCTTCATCAGGCTTCTGGCCGGCATGATCAATTGCTCTTGCTTGGCCAGTTGGGGCATCTTGTCTTGCGTTGTGATAGCCTGCAAGATCACTT